CGAAGCTGCGCGAGTCGGTGAGCGTGAAGGATTTTGGGGCTGACCCCACGGGCGCGACCAACTCAACAACAGCCCTGCTCAACTTCTTCAATTATTGCATTGCGACTGGCACGCCAGGGCACATAGCCGCAGGTGAATACTTGGTGACTGCCGGTGTTTTGGCGTTCGACAACGGGCACGTTGACACGCCTTGGCCGAACATTACAACGGACGGATACCTAAACGTAATCTTCAAGCGCGCAGACGCAACTGATGCGCCAATGATCTCAATTACCAACGGCACAGCGGTGAGCGGCGCTGGCAATTGGTGGCAAGGTGGCTCTCTAGGAGGCATTTTGTTTAACCAAAACGGTCAAGCGAAGGCCGCAAACCAACACGGTCTGTTGCTGATTGGGATGGTCGGAACGCATTTCGGCCACATGAGAATGGACGATGGTGGCGGCTCTTGCATTTACCTTCAAGAAAAACTGTATCTCGGCTTCAATCCTGACCCCTACAACATAGGTTCTTGCGTCTTTGACGCGGCAGAAGCAAACCGCTGCGGTGGGTATGCGTTCCACAACAACAACGGCGTTGGTCTTACACACTGCACCATAAAATACGTTCGCGCAATTGAGAATGTTGGCGGCGCGTTTTTCGGATTCGGGACATCGACAACAGTTAATGTCATTTCGGCTGGCTCTTGCTCGGGCTGGGCGCTGGGAAACAGAAACGACAGTATTGGGGCCGCGCAGCGATTCATACTTTTAAGCGCAGAGCTTGACGACATGCAGTATGGCATTGATATGCGCCGTGTCAGCAACTCCGTATTTGGCGTCGGTGCGGTACGGTTCGTTCATCGCTACAACTTTGGGCCGCTGAACCCTGCTGGTGGGTACTGGCCCCGCATTGTTGTGCAGTGCTCGACAAACTCTGTCGCGATGAACAACCTTCGCATCATTGACCGCATTCAATCTGGCGGCACCAAGCCAGATTTGGGACAGTTTTTTGATTTTGGAAGTGGTGGCGCTAACACAGCTGATATTCAAATCCAGCGTCAGATCATTGACAACGCTGGTTTTGGCTTCACGGTGGCTGACTATTACACCAATTTTAACGCCAACTCCACAATTCAATACACCGACGCAAAAAGTCTGCCAATCATTGATACGTTAAAGAAGACAGTTGCTTTGGCGCGTGCCCCGACGACTTTTGCAGTCCCGACTGGCGGCTTTACAACTAGCCCCAACACGGTTCAATACAGCACAGAGTTGACAGATATGTCGGGCTCTTATGACCCGGCTACGTGGACCTACACGTGTCGCAGCCCAGGCGTTTATAGAATTGCAGGGCGTATTGTTTTGGCTGTTGCCATCGGCACTCGAATTCGTATGGCGATCATGGTTAACGGATCGGCCGCACTTACCCGGTTTTATTACGCCACCACGGCAAACGCCCAATGCTATTTTGTTGAAGGGGAATTGGATTTAGCTGCCGGTGCCACTATTAACATCAACGCAGATCAAAACACCGCTGGCGCGGTAAACCTTACGACCATGACCGCTGCAATGGAAAATCAATTGTCTATTACGCAAGTCTAGCCCCCACCAAAAAACCTTAAGGTCACAAGATGAGTAAAGCACTAAACAACAAGGTCAAGTTGAACGATGCCGTGAGCGTCAAAGACTTCGGGGCTGTGGGGGATGGCGTGGCTGATGACACGGTGGCGATTGCATCCGCATTAGATGCGGTAACTGCCACTGGTGGTGGTGTTGTCTACGCACCACCTGGAACCTATTTTATTGCCGGTGATGGAATCATCAATATCAAGGCTGGCGTAACGCTCCGTGGCGCAGGTGCTGCTACTCGTTTTGTGTCTGGCACAGGCGGACGTAACGCAAACCACGTTTTTGTTTACTTGAAAGATGGCTCTGTCATTGAAGATTGCAGATTATCGGGGGCCAATTTTGCTCGGCAATCTGGCGGTGCTAGCGGCATTGGATTCAACAAAATCGGAATCACAACTCAAGGCGCATCCGTTGGGCAGAACTTCCGAGTTTCTCGCGTTGGTTTTGAGAAGTTCGCAAATAGTCATGTGTTTGTATTTGACGCGCACCGCGCTGCAATCATTGACGGTTGCTATACGTTTGGGCAACAAGCTGGAAGTTACGTTGATATCGATGCCAATTACGCTGTGACAAATTGGAATGCAACGTATGACTTGGCAAGGATCACAGCGGGAACACAAGTATACGCATTGACCAATTTTTACAACAGCGGATCAAACACGAAAGATGTAATCATCACCAACGGCAGGCACTTCAACATTAACGACGCCTTCTGTGGGGTTAACAGCGGGTCTAGCCGTCACACAATCACAAACAATATCTTCGTCAAGAACGCGACCGGATATTACGGCGGATGGGGCTTGGACATGAATGCAGCAGGCGACTTCTGCGTCATGACCGGCAACTACATTGAAGGCGGAACAGCAGGATGTCATTTAGTTGGCAGCAACAGCGCAACCGTCACGGGTAACACGTTTGCGTGTGATAGAGGCGTCTGGATCGAAGACCCGAACAGCGTTGAGAACACAATAACCGGCAACACAATCACGCTAACAAACTTCACACCTGCGGTTCAGAAGGTCGGGATACGAATCGACGGCGGCAGAAACAATTTGCTTTCCGGGAACGCGATCAATTGCAACAGCATTGCAACGGCCAAAGGCGTGCTGTTTTCAAACCTCGGCGGCTCGGCGTCAAGCGGAAACTTTGTTGTTTCAAACATCATTACCAATGCCGCAACTGGAATTGAGTCTGCTGATGCAAACAACGATGCAAATTGGGCCGTTGCGAACGTGTTTAGGATCGTAACAACGCTTTTCCCTCGTCAGGTAAACAGTAACTATTTCCAGAATATTAAAGGATTGTCTGGAACATCAAGCAACGCTAACAACTTTGGCGGCACCGTTACTGTCTCTGGGACAAATACGTCACAAGCGGTTTCTTTCACAAATGTAGAACCTGACACAAATTACAGAATTATTCTTACTGTTCGTTCGGTGTCTGGTTCGCCAGCAGCTTCTTCATATGTGCCAGTGGCCCCAAGTGCGTTAACAACGGGCGGCTTTACTGCAAACCTACAAGCAGCCCCCGGAGTCGGCACAGCCATAAGTTTTAACTGGTTGCTTTTTAGAGCGTAACGCACCCAACACCGATGGCTCAAGGCAAGCCCCCACTAAAAACCAAACTGTAAACAACATGGACACTCAAGTTTTATTCAACATTGCAGTCTCCACCGCCGGATTCTTTGGGGGTTGGACATTGAATAACATCTACCGGTCCATTGAGAAGTTGGACAAGGATGTAAGGGCCATGCCTCATACCTATGTTGCAAAGGGTGACTACAAAGATGATGTTTCAGAGATCAAGGGTATGCTTACCAAAATCTTTGACAAGCTCGAACACAAGGTGGACAAGCCATGAATTTTGATGCTGCTTTTGTCAGACTGATCGGCCATGAAGGCGTCGTTTCAAATCATCCATTGGACGGTGGTGGCCTGACCAAGTACGGCATCAGCAAACGCGCTTATCCTGGCGAAGACATCATCAACCTGACTCTTGACCGTGCAAAGCGGATTTACCACCAGGATTACTGGGGGCCAGCAGGTTGCGATACGGTGCCAGAAGCCATCAAGTTTGATCTCTTTGATATGGCTGTGAACTCAGGCGTAAAGACAGCCATCAAGACATTGCAAAAGGCTGTTGGCGAGTTTGAGGATGGCATCCTCGGCCCTAGAACACTTCAAGCGATCCAATCCATGCCTGGCCCGCGCCTTGTAGCTCGGTTCAACGGGTCTCGATTGATGTTCATGACTGACCTCGGCGTATGGCCTACCTTTGGCAAAGGTTGGGCTCGGCGCATTGCTTCAAACTTGCTGGAGTCTTAAATGGCACTTGATCCTATTTCTGCACTGCTTGAGATTGGCGGCAAAGTCATTGATAGGGTTTGGGCTGACCCAGTGCAAGCCTCGGCAGCACGGCTTGAACTTATCAAGATTCAGCAAAACGGCGAACTGGCCCAGATTGTCGGCCAAATGGACATCAACAAAGCAGAGGCCGCAAGCCCGCATTTATTTGTTGCAGGCTGGCGGCCATTCATCGGCTGGACATGCGGCTCTGGCTTTGCCGTGCAGTTTGTTATCGGACCGCTCGGGGAATGGATAACAAACATCTACGGGAATCCTGTTCAGTTCCCTCAAATGGACATCGGCACAATGATGCCTCTGCTATTTGGAATGTTGGGGCTTGGCGCATACCGTACGGCAGAGAAGATTCAAGGCGTTACCAAGTAGCAACCAGGGTTTTTTGATGTAGCAAATCACGCCAAGTCACCATGTTCTTTGGTCTTGCTGCGCAAGTAAGGGCACATGCCGCGCTCCGGCGCGTAGGTCCAGCAGGCGACATAGTTGTGCGGCGGTGCGCAATCCTCGTCGTGATCAAGGCAGTCCGGCGTGCAGGACACCTTCTCGGCAGCAATCGGGATAACAGCGGTTTTCATAACGTTACCAAGTAGCGACAAGATTGACCATCATCAAAGTAGCAATTACAACCAGCAAAACCAAAGCAGATTTTGGAAGATCGGAGCATTTCTCATCTTCTTTGCGTCTGCCAAACTTCCTGCGATCAATCATTTTTTTGACTCCAAGCGGTTGGCTACGAGAGTCGCGTAGCCTGCAATGTCAACCCAGGAATCTGCGTAATCTGGGTCTCCGTTAATAATCCTGGCGATCTTGTGAAAGATCATGTCTAGGGCCTCTATTTGGTCAGGTGCTAAAACTTTGTCCCTGTAAGAAAGCTCAAAGCGTGCAATGCTTTTGAGTCTTTGGCTTACTGCGGCATTTCCTGAGAATTCTCCGTACTTTGAGCCACGGTCATTTAGAGTTTCGTCAATATTCATTTGATTGCCTTCACAATTTTTTCGCGCTCTCTGTTCATACGCAGCATCGTGTAACGCTGATGAAGACGACAGACGATTGAGAGTCTTGGGAATTCCGACTTGCACTCTTCTTCCAGCATCCTGATCACTGTCTTTTCGTCAAGTGTTGGCAAGATCTTCTGAAGGCGACGCCAAGTTACATTCTTCATGCTGCTAGTCTTTCTTTTACTGTCTTTGCCAAATCCCAGATGCTGCTAACTCGCATCAACTTGCTCTGCGTGTACCGGGCGCGATTTTCTTTTTTTCGTATGCTCATTGATGGCTTTGGTTTGTCAATGCAATCGCCTACGTTGTAAATTGGCCTGATATACCGCCTAGTCCCCTCTGAGTCCTCAGTCCATCCGCAGATGTGAACCCGCTTTTCCATCTTTGGCGACTTTTTCATCATCCTAGAAATGATTGATGCCGAATTGTTTCTATACACACCTATGTGGTTGCACAGCTCCAGAGATGTCATTGGGCCAAAGTTCACCAAAGCGTCTAGCATTTCTTTTGCAACAGGTCTTCTTTTCATTTTATTGCGTCCAAAACTTCATCACATCCCTGAGCCTCGTCAAAAAACCTTTGGGCGTGAACCCATAGTCCAGCGTTTTGAGATAGGTTGTTTGTTTCCTGGCTGATGTCCAAAAGTAGCTCAATAAGAGCATCAATCTTTAATGCTCTTTCCTCACGGACGTCAAAGGGTGTAATCATTGCATCTTCTCCACGGCTGCCTCTATTGCCATTTGGCGGGCACGGAGCAGAGACAAACCGAGCTCCTCAAGGGAGATAAGACCATCCTCATAGTCTTGGCAATGCTCCACCAAGTCATCGCAATATGGCTGCAAAGACTCGCCATCCAACTCAACCTTGGCCAGCTCGTGCCGAAGTTCCATGGCTTCCTCCTTAGAGTAATGGGCATCAAGTTCAGCTTCGTTAAAACAGATCATTTGGGGCTCCGGGTGTCTGTGTTGCGATGTGTGTACTGTAAAGCAATCTTTTACACGTGTCAACAACTTTCTTGCAGTGGTTGAAAAAGAACATCGTGCTCTTTGCCTTTTCCGTCAAGCAAGTCACGAATCCGAGCCTCTGTGATCTGGTGGCACTGAAGAAGTGTCCTTGCTGGCAGCGCTCTTATCACTTCGGCATAGTCTTCAAGCACGGCACGAATCGCTGCTATTCCTGCGCCTGTCAGTCTCAGAACTTTGTGCGTTTTATATCGATCACCAGCAGAGGCCAAAGCCTCTACAGCGTCATTCAGCAACCCGGAGCTATCTTTGCAGACTCCAAGTTCTGTTAGCGTCTCCATCATGTTCACAGCATCTGAGCACGCAATCCAGTCTTGAAAACTTGGGTTCTCGGATTGCTCCAATGACCTGAGGCCTTCATACATCTTCAGCAGTTGCCATTGCTGTTTTTCGGCTGATATCGGCTCGGTGGCGCTGGCTAGCAGAGCATCCCAGTGCGAGTAAGTAGATCGTCTGGCTTGTTTATGTTTCCTCATTTTGTATTCCTCTGATTTGGTTCTTTGCGTCTTCGGCACCTTTGCAAATAAAAACCTTGTGCCTCAGGCCCTGTAGATACAACGCCCAATCTTTTTGCTCTTGGCTTACCGTTCCGCCCTTCTGGCGCTTCATTTCAATCCAAGTGCTCCAGGCCGGTATGAACAGATCAGGGACTCCTGAACATACGCCCTCAGCTTTTAGCCGAGCGGCTGTTGCAATGCTCCTGGCCCCTCCGTTAGGGATGGCAAAGATTCGCACCCCGTGATAAGTCTGTCTGAACCACCTCACAAACTCACGTTGCTCAAAGTGTTCGGTGGGTACAACGTCAGTCAAAGTTTCCATTAAGTGCTCTCTCAATTCTTTCTAGCTTCATCCTGAGATCCACCACTTCATACAAAATCTCACGGTATCCGACCCATGCTTTTTCGGCGCGTTCTCTCTCAACCTCCAGCAAGCGGGCTAAGCGGTCAAACTGATGTCGTTCTTGTTTGTTCATCAAAATGGGATCACCTCAAACCAAACATCACAGGCGTTCTCAGTGCCCAAAAACTCCACCGGAGGCTCGGCGTCAAACTTCTCACACTTGCCGTTGTCGTCGTAATGGTCACAACTGTGGCAACACTTAGGCGGCCCGCCACGAATGTTTTGCAAGTAATCAATAAGAAACTTCGGTGCTTTCGGTCTCATTCCATTCTCTCCTTAGTATTTTGAAAAACTTGCCTTCCCGCCTGTATTTAATCAGCCTTGGCGGTTTTGAGTTCTGCATTGCGTGAACAGCCTCGTCTAAGCCCACCGGCTTGCTATCCACCCCGGCGCTCTTGGCCATCGTAACGAACAGCATTGCGGCTTTCTGGCCTGCGTAGCCTTCGTGTATAACTGGCAAATATTCGGTTACTGGCGATTCGCTCAAGCCCCCGTAGTACGTCACGGCCAGCATTTCCTTACCGCTTGCCTTGCTCGTATGCTTACGCCATGCCCAGGATCTCACATTCATCTCCAGCCCCTGCACCCCCATAATGTCGTCCAAGTGCAGAGTTAATTTCTTCTCTACTGGCGCAGGAAAAGGATTCCCGCAAGCTGGGCACTTCAGCGCAGATATGGCGCACAGCTCATGACACACCTCGCATACCTTCACGGGCGCTTCACCATCCCCTGAACCTGCCTCCTTCGGGGGCTGTACATTCGTGATGGGGCCATGCGTACTCACCACGCCAGCGAAATCAAGCACTAAGCAATGGTCGGTGTGGCTTTTTGGGCGCAAACCTCGACCGGCCATCTGAACGTAAAGACTTGCCGACATGGTGGGGCGCAGCATGGCAATCAGATCAATGTCCGGATAGTCAAAGCCTGTCGTTAAGACGTTGGCGTTGGTCAATGCTTTGATCTGGCCAGCTTTGTAGAGCGTCAAAATGTTTTCACGCTCCGCTTTAGGCGTATCCCCTGTTACATGCTCCGCAACGATGCCATAGGCATTCAGCGTATCAGCCACAGCTTGAGCGTGCTTCACACCCGCGCAGAAGAAAAGCCATGCCTTACGATCACCCGCCAGATTAATGACTTCTTTAACAGCAGCCAAGTTATTAACGTCGGTATTAACAGCCGCTTGCAACTCGGCCTCAATGTACTCCCCACCCCGCTTGTGTACGCCGTCAACATTTAGCTGGGCCGTGGTTAATTTGGAGCGTAATTTAGACAGGTGGCCTTTGCGTATCAGCTCCTCAATGCTTACCGGCTCAATCAGATCGTCAAATAATGCAGGCTTGTCAGTAATTAGGCCATGACCCAGGCGGTAAGGCGTGGCCGTCAAGCCCACCACTCGCATTGCCGGATTGATCTCCTTCAGCTCGGCCAGCAGCGTTCGATAGCCACCCTCTTCTCTGTGGTTGACTAAGTGGCACTCATCAATCAACACCAGATCAATGTGCCCCAGCAGCTTAGACTTGGTGCGTACTGACTGGATGCCAGCAAAAGTGATGGGCTCTCCAAGTTGCTTTTGGCCAATGCTTGCGCTATAAATACCCATTGGCGCCCCCAGCCAATGGAGTCTCATTTTCTCCGCGTTTTGCTCAATCAGCTCCTTGACGTGAGTAAGCATCAAAACCCGGGTCTCGGGCCACTGCTGCAAAGCATCCTTGCACAGCGCGGCCACGATGTGGCTTTTGCCGGATCCTGTAGGCAGAACGATGCACGGATTGCCTTCGTTACCTGCCTGAAACCATGCGTAAAGCTGGTCGATGGTGCGTTGTTGGTAGTCACGGAGCATCATCCCGTCACCCTCGCAGTTCCCCAGATGGCCCGGATCTCATTCACTTCAGAGTCACCACAAGCATCAGCATTGGCCACCAGTTCTTTGCTTGAGTAGACATTGGAATCTGGTTCACCATTGGTGATTGGCTTGCCTTTGACGATGTAGACGGCCTGCCATTCGCTCGGGCTCTCCCTGCGCTCCCACGGCACCATGTCAGGGTGCAGAACGTGGCTCTCGCAGCCTTCACGCTGTGCCTCTGTCGGGATCAGGTCATCCCACCGGGCACAATGCCAAGTTGAGTCAGGCAAAGCTGTTGAATGGGCACAGGTACGGCAATTGACCTGCTTGGTAGTCTTTGACTTGTGGCAGAAGTCGTGGGCCGGGCAGAACTTGCACTCGTACCAAGTCGGGTTCGTGCTGATCGGCTCAGGCATCCGGTCGGATTGCGTGATCCTGTGACCACGCGCCACCAGCTTTTGAGCCGCCTCAAGATCCAGGCGCACTCGCTCTGTATAGATACGATCATCATCCTTGCAGACTGCGACATACAAAGCCCTGTTCAGCTCAGTGCCTAGCATGTAGAGTTGCATCTGAGCCCAGTGCATCGGCTTTGATTCCTTTACACCCTTCGCTTTTACGTCATTAAATGACTTCAGCGAGTGCGTTTTAAACTCTGCGACGTGGGGCGTTTTCTTTGCTTCAGGTACGCCCGCCTCAATCCGAGCATCAATAGAGCCAGAGACATGGCACCCAAAGTCGACCCGGCTCTGGCCCGCCGAGGGAGTCCGAACATCAAGTCCAATAGCACGTAAATCACTGATAATTTGCGCTTCCTCATTCTGACCCCTACGGAACAGCCGCAAGATACGGCCTGGAAACTTCTCAACCACAGCCCACCGAAACGACAACCACAACCACCGATCACAAGGATGGCCAAGCATTGAGGCTCCCAGGTGAGGCCTTGGTTGCTCCTTCTGAGCCTCGTGATGCTGGTCAATTAACTGCTGAATTTGATCAAGTTCTGGAATCTGCATATAATTGCCTCGTCTCCTTGCAGTTGATTAGCCCCTCGTGTGAGGGGCTTTTTTTTACTTCTTAGCCCAGGGTGGCGCAGCCTTGGCAGAAGCAGGAGCCGTAGACGTTGGCGAAGGCAAAGCCCCACCGGTCACAGACTTGAAGCCCTTTACCTCGTTGCCGTCCCCATATTGCTCGCTCAACTTGACTTCGAGCTTGATTGACAGGCTCCCGCCAATGAGCTGATCTGTGTCGTCAACCCTGGCCAACCCAATAGCCCGCATGATTTCGCCGAGTTGCTGACGGCCGATCTCCTCAGCTTTGACATTTGGGTTCTTGATGTTGAGGTTGCCGTAAATCCCACGCCCTTGGTGCGTCGGGCCGGTGATGCTGTACTTGATAGCAATGTACTCGCCGGTTCCCGCTTTAGTCTGCTTGATCTCAGCACCCGCGATAGTGGCTGTGTACCAGCCAGCGGGCAGGGGCGCAAAGTTGCTATCGCCCTTTGGCAGATCAGAAACGTCGAATGATTGTGAGAGTGATGCCATGATTAGTTCTTCCTTGTAATTGAAAAAGATGGCCGTGAGGCCGTGGTTGTGATTGCATCTAGCAGCGGGCCAGTGATCGATTCATGTGCAGCTTTCCAGGCAGACACGTTAAGCTCTGGTTTCCATCTAAAGAGACTTGAGAGGTGTTCGGTAAGCCCGGCTTCCTCTGCTAGAGCCTGTAGTCTAGCACTGTCAATTTTGTGGTCAATACGTCCAGCCACTTTTATTTCATAGAGTGTCGTTATTTCTTTAACAGTGCCTTCTAAATTTCTAGCCAGCTTCATTGCTTCTGCCAGCTTGTCTTCTGCTTCCCTGCGTCTTGCAGTAGCTCGGCGCTCATCATCCTTGGCGTCTTCCCACTCCGCCGCAAGTGACTCAATTGAGAGTTTGTTCATCAGTCAATTGCCCACCAAATATAGAGAATCACAATAAAGTCAATTATGAATAAGGCTACGATAATCCAAAATACGTCGCTCATTCCTCACCCCCGATGCCGTGGGCGCGCTCGATTGCTCGTGCAAACCTCAAAACATCACTTGGCGACTCAACCCACATTTCCCAGAGTGTCTTGTCATCAATGAGTTTGCGCTGGGGTGGGGTGGCTGTGTCGCCGTACACAAGCGGGCGCATTTTAAAATCCCGCATCACGGACGGAGCAGGCATGTCGTAGGCAAACTCCGGAACCCCACTTCGCGGATTGAACCCTAGCCACGCCACTGGCTGCTGACTGTCCAGATAGTCACTAGGTACTGTTTGACTTGCCAGTGCCGTGCGAATAGCGGTGATGGCAGTCTCAACGCGCTCAGGTTTCCTGCCAATCATTGAGTCAAACGCATCCAGCGCCATCTCTGCCGCTTCTCGTAGTGCACTCATACACCCCCCCCGATCTTGGCAATCACAGCCCCAAGATCCGGACCCTCCCAAATGCCCAGCTTGCCTGAACGATCCTTGGCCAGCCACAGCCCGTCCGAGTCGCACATCAGGGCACGTTGGGTGTTGCCTTCGCCATCTTTCTCAACTCGCAAGGCCAGCACTTCGTCATAAAAATACGGCAGGGCTTGGCCCGTCTTGTTACCCGGCATAGATGGCGAATACAGCACCCGACCCATCTCATCCTGCGTTTTTTCCAATTTGGCAGTCATCAGAACGTGACGCCCAGGCAGATCACGGAAGGCGCGGATTACATCGGACATTTGCTCTTGCATAGCACCGTAGGCTGCGCGTGGGTCTTTGTTTGTCTTCTTCTCGTGGTTTAGCACGACCTCAGCAATCTCCGAGATTGAATCAATCGCCACGGACTGGAAGCCCTTTGCTTCGTCAGACTTGGTGAGCCATTCGTAGGCCTCGCGCAGTGCCTCCATTGAGTTGATTTCAATGAAAGGTACATCGGCACCGGCGATAGAGAGCAAGCCCCCCTCAGCAGATAGGACTACAGGAGTCGGCAGGGTAGGAATCAGGGAAGTCTTACCAGCTCCGGCTTGGCCGTACACCAGCAACTTGACACCAGCGGCGGCCAGTTGGCCAGTTGATTTGAGATTGATTGCCATGTGATCTTTCAAAAAGGGGCCAAAGGGGCCGGTTGTTGTGGGGATTGACGGAAGGGGGTGGGCTTAGGCTTGGGCAAAGCCACCCCCTTGTAAGTTGGGAATGGCCAGTCTTTCAAAACGCCACCCCGTTATTGATG